TGTCGATGATAAGATTGTAAAATCATTACGTAAGAAAATTAATATCGCATCTGAAGTTTTGGGTGAAGAATTAAGAGCCTGGATTTAGGCAAATATATCTTTTGCGTTTCCTAATATAGGTTTGTATTTTGTTTTGCCATCTTCTTTAAACGCATGTAAGAATGATGCTCTCGGTGTCCCCTCAATCCACGAGCAGTGTATCCACCCAGAGTTAGGTTCTCCTGGTGTGTAAAATTCAAGAATCAATTGATCTGGCGTAAGATTATTTTTAATCCAATCAAAAAGTTCAACATTATCCACGCCGGGACATTCGAAATCGGCCGCCTCTGCGCGCGCATGCTGCGATCGTGCCGAGCTACCTATAGCTTCACATAATGCTACGCTACGGAAACCGCTGGTCACCTTGACCCTGCCAAAATGATCACGTACCGGTTGAAGAATATTTTCACACAATGCTTTTAATTTTTCTATTTGATCAGCGTTAGGATTATTATCTATACCTTTACGTATTGCTGTGTCTGATTTGGTTAGCTCTAATAAGCTAAAATTACGTGTGAGGTTCATGCTATGTCAGTTAATAAAGTTATAAGGACAGCCCCCATACCTCCGACTATCCAATATTCTAATCTTTTAATACGTTCTTGCATTTCCTTTATTTGCTCAAACGTTTGCTTTTGCATTATCCTGCAAAGCTTTTCATGAGATTCTATTTTTTGTAGTGCCGATTTTCTCGCCATTATGTTCTCCTACTAGCAATAACTTGCTCTTCGGGTGATAATAGGGCAAGCTGTGTTCGTGTCAAGTTAGTATTTGGCACGGTATTGGCAGCTGTTACGTTAATGTTTGGCATTGGTGTTGCCGGTAATGGTGGTGTTTGTAACTCTGCAAATGCTCTATCTTCTGTTTTTTGTGGTAATGAACTTACCTTATCTGTTTGAAGTTTTAATATTCTCTCTATTTCATTTAGTTGTGAATCTTCTTTTATATTTAAATCTTTGTTTTTGTATTCTTTTAATATGTTTCTAAATAATTTTTTAGGATAAAAATATTCTTTGTTTATTTTTTCTCCCCTGTCCTTTGCTATTTTTTCTGCAGCTTTTACTCTAGATTTCATACGTTCATCGTATGCAGTAAAGGGTATATTTTTACCTTTTAATAATTTTTTAGCTTTACTATATGATATTCTTCTTTTTCTTAAAATTTTTAATAAGTCTCTTTCTTTAACACCAGTTGTTAAAGCATCTTGTAATATAAAATAAAAATCTTGATTAACTCTAAATGTTTCATTTTGTATATCTCTAAACTCTTTTCCCAATACATCTGGCCCTCTGTTTTGAAAATTTTCTAAAGAATAAAATTTTTCTGCTTGCGTCGTAGATCTAAATTTTTTATTGTATTCTGTAATTTTAAATTCCATTGCTTTTGGCACATCAACATTAATAATTCTAACACCAGATAATAATGCAAGTAATTCATCTTGTAGAGACACAGGTTGACCACCTCGTTTAATGTCTTTTTCTATACCTGCTATTATTTTTTCTCCAGTTGTAATTGCAGTTGGTTGAACACCCTCTATGATGTGAACTAAACTTTTCATAAATGCAGTTGGTCCATCATCTGTTTCAGAATAAACTACTTTACCAGTTTTAGTTACACCACCTCTACCACCAACTAAAATACCACTAGGTATTACATCAGATATTCTTTCAAGTGCGATGGACTCAGATACAAACGGGTCTAATAGTTTTCTTACCGGTCCGTCAGCTCCTAAAAATAAATTAAACGCAACAACGTCAGCATCTTGTTGTTTTAATTTACCTTCTTCTAAAGTTTTTAGTGCAGCTCTTACTGGTTGTATGACAACATCATAGGGACTAAAGTATGAAAAATTAATCGCTTTACCTTTACCATCTTTCCAAGTGTTAATTGGTAAAATAGCTGCTCTTGAATCCCATGGCGCTGATAAACTTCTTTTGTACGCATCTATCTGATCTACGGTTGTGCCTGTTAAATTTTGAGCTAAAGTTGATACACCTTTTTCTGCACCACCTAATGTAACAAAAGCACCTAGTAGTCTTCTATATCCTTGTTGTCTTAGTTGTGCGTTTGAAGATGTTGCCTCTTTTAAACCAATAGATACAATATTATGTGTTGTTCTAATCATCTCTGCAGGAAACGATACGAAGTTACCAAATGGTAGCTTTCTTAAATTTTTAATTACTTCAGGAACTTTACTATAAGTAGGATATGTATTTCTTATCTGCCACGCAGCCGCTTCATCTATTGCTTCATCAAATGTTTTTAATTTCCCTGTAAATGTATTTACTCTGTCAAATTTTCTTCCTGTTATTTCTTGTGTCCATTTTGCAATGTCATCTACATTTTTATACATAGAACGCATTTGTGATTTTACATACTCATGACCATACCACTTCCATAAGTTATCACCTCCAGCATATATTCTTGTTGCTGTTTTAAGCATTCGTGATTCTGCTAATCGTGCTAATAAACTATCTAAGTTTTTTACTTTAGCTCCTGCACGTATATCTTTTAATACCGCCTGTAATTCTGAAGCCACAATGTTTTCATCTATCACACCAAGACGTATTTTATTTTCTAAATTATCTATAAATTTTTTTTCGTCTATTACTTTACCAGCACCGAATATATCATCTATTACCATTTTGATAGACTCTGTTACAGATGCTCTACCACCTATGTGTCCATTTGCTAACGGGAACATACTAGCTGATGTTACGTTTCTAACTTGTGTTGCAGGTGAAAGAACAGTTTTACCAAACTGTGTTGCTACTTTAAATTGTAATATGTTTCTATACGCAGAACTTTGTAACAATCCATCAAATTTACCTGGAGCTCCTTTTAGTGCAGCGGCCATATCTTTTGTTGCGTATAGTTTTGATATATTACTTTTTAATATACCAAGATTTCTTATCTCTCCTATTTTTACAGCATCCATAGAATTTGCAGCAATTGCATCTGCTTCTGATTTAAACAACCAACCTTCATCTAAACCAGTTTTAGCTAATTTATCTAAAGTTAATTTATTTGTTGCCTGTGTTATTGCATGTGATGTTGTTTGTAATACTGCTGATTTTAAATTGTTTTCTTCACCCAATAATTTTTTAATTGCATCAGGTAATTCTTCCCCTGTTTTAATTAACTTATCAGATCTTAATATATTTTTAGAAACTAGTTGTATTAATTTTAAAGGATCTACACCATCTTGTTTTGTATTTGTTAATATCTTATGTACTAAAGAATCAGCATAAGCAGCTTCTGCTTGTGCTTTAGTCATTTTACCTGTTTTTAAAGTTAAAGCAGATTCTTTTAAATCTTTATTTTTTCTTACTACATTTTCTAGTATCCATTTAGCTGCCCCTTGTCTTATCTTTTCATCTGGCATGTATTCTGGATTTGTAAATACAGCGAAAGATTTTCTCATGTATGTTTTTAAATTATTAAGTATAAATTTTTTAAGATCTCCCTCTGGTAGTAAATTACCAAACACATCTTTTGTTTTCATTATTTCTTTTTGTAAATTTTGTGCAGAACCTTGTAGTATTTTTGGTAGCTCTGTTAGTTTAACTTGTCCTTTTAAATATGCTAACACTTGATCTAGATAATAATCTTTGCTAGCTGGTGATGTAGTTAATGTATTGTACTGACCTTCAAAAGATTTTGCTAAATTATATGCTTTTTTTTCAATAGATTCTAAATATTTTTCTATTGTTCTTGCTCTAGCTTTTATAAATCTTTTAGCGTCTGATGATAATTGAAAACCAAGTCCTGTGTATTTACCCACAGATCTAAATCCGGATAAAAAATTATCTATTTTTTTTAGTTTTCTTTGTAATGGGTCACTACTTTCAACTGAAAACATTCTCCATTTTTCAAATGCAGGTAATTGTTTTGTTGGATTTAACGTAATAGCTGTAGATAAAGCTTTGTCTATGACATAACTACTTGCATTTCTAATAGCTTTACCAGCTGTTGCAGAACCTGGTATGTTTGCTACGAGATAAGTTGCTGGTCTTACTGCTAATGTATCTATGCCTCTCAACGCATAACCAGCTGGTTTAAACAAACCATACTTTGCACCAATCGTTGCAATTTTAAATAAAGGTCCGCCCATGAGTGCAAAACCACCACCTATTAATGCACCCTCTGCACCAAATCTTAATTTGTTTCTAAATCTTGTAAGAGCTAAATCTCTACCAGACAATCCTTCTTCATTTTCCACGTCCATGATCAGTGGGTCTTGTGTCTTAGATCTTGCACCTGAAGTAATAAAATCTGTAGCTGCAAATGCCGTTGACATGTAACCAACTCTTTTTGCTGTATTTACTATCTTAGATCCTTGACCAGTTAAAGCTGCTGCTTTTTTTGCGTCTATTGCTTTTTTTGATTTAAATAATTTTTTAGCTCTGTTCATTACTTTAAACACAGCGCCACCTGGTATGCCGTATTCAATAAGAATTTTATTGACTGTTCCTAATAAAGTTTCTGGTTCAGCTATTTTATTTTCTTCATAAGCTTTATCTAAAGCTTCTGTAAGATTAGTGTCGGCAGCTGCATCAATACCAGTTGTTAAAAGATCTCCGATTGAATAACCTATGTTTTGTGCGGCACCAAATATAGATTTTTCCATATCTTCAAAAAAATCTATATAGTCTTTTTCTTGTGGTTTTTTTCTACCCTCGATAATATCTGTTATCCTTGGCAGAGTATTATCCATTAAAGATTTTTGATTGTAAAAAGCTAATGGGCTACCAACATCTGTACTTATTATAAAATCAGCTGCGCCTTTCCATGTAAACTTTACAGGTTTCTTTTGAACGGTTAATGGTTTTTTAATTGCAGATGTTAAAGTATCTTTTACAGTCTCAGTATCTAAGATTGTGTTTTTTGGTTTAAAGGGTTCCATCTACGCCCCCTGTGGTAATGTCAAATTTACGTCGTATTGTTGGTTGAAACTAGCTATATCTTCTGGTGTTTGTATATTTGCAAAATCTAATAAAGCTTGTTTGCTGTTAGCTAATAATTGCACAATGTCATTAGATATTTCTTGTGGTAATCTTGCTCTAAGTTCTGTGTAAGATAGTTCCTGCACTTCTCCTGTAGCTTGTTTCTGTTCCACAACAGATTCCATCATAGGATCTGGACTACCAAGTTTGTAACCAACTCTACCACCACTTGCATAAAAATATTGTTCACGTAGTTTTACTATAGTAAAGTCAGCAGCTTCTGGTGAGTCTTCTATTAATAATGTAACATTTTCTGATATATCCTCTGGTGTAGCATTAGGATTTTTAAGTTTGTAGTCATTAATTCTTTTTTGATTTTCTGATTCTACGTAAGAAGATTTGTAACTGTTAAATAACTCCTCACTACTAATGATAGCACTATATTCTGCTGGCACACCTATTTCTTTTAATAATACGTTTTGATTTACTTTAATTTTTTGTTCAGCTGCTGTTTTTTCCTCTGCAGTAGAATCTGGGTTTTCTAATATTTTTCTTGCATCAAAAATATTTATTTGTGCGTTTCTTATTAATTCTGCCTCTATCTCTGGTGTTTTTCTATCGTCAGCTGATTTCATTGCTTTCGCTGTAAGATCGTATTCAGAAGCTAGTGCCGTGCCAAATATGTCTTCAGCGCTATCAGCTCTACGTTCTCTATCAGCTAATTGTGCTGCTTGAAATGTTTGAAAAGGTTCTTTAGCTGCTATCGCTGCTGTTTGAAATATGTTTCCTGCTGGTGGTGTTGCTAGTAAATTTAAACCAAACTGTGTTAAAAAACCTGGTAAACCTGAAGGCGTAAATCTAGATTCTTCTCCTTTAAATTTATCTATGTCTCTCATGTATCGCTCTGTAGTTTTAAGAGCTCTGTCGTATTCGTCTGTTCCGTCTTTATAACCTTTTCTGTCTAAACCAGATGTAATCCCTGATCCTGCAGAGCCACCTATCTTAAACATCGGTCTTCTTAATACTCTATTCATATTAACTAAATATTTTTTGTCCTGCCGCAGCTATAGTTCCAAAGTCTGTTTTATTAGGATTTCTAAATCCACCATAGATTCCAGCAAGTGTTGTACCAATACCTAACGCAGTTTGTAATGGCGTAGGGTTAGGTATGTTTGTTGTTTGTGTTGCTCCAGGATAACCACCCATGATTCCTGTGACCTGTGCACCAAACCTATCTAATTGTTCTTGTGGTTGGAATGCAGTCATTCTAGTAAACTCTCTTGCTGCGTCAGCCTCAGCTTGTCTTTGCGCCTGGTTCAGTGCGCCCAACTGACCTAAACGTGCTATATCTGTTCCTGTAGCCCCTGCTTGTGTTTGACCTAATCCTGCTTGAAATCCACCTAAACCTTGTAGTTGTGAAGCTAGTGCACCTCTGTTAGCTATGTCTTGTTGTCTTTGTGCCGCTGCTTGTTGAAACGCTTGTTGTCTTAAACCTGCGTCTAACAATAAACGTTCTCTTGCCGCCCCCGTACCAAACTCGGCGAGTTGTACGCCCGCTCGACCAGCGCCGAGCACACCCAATTTCGCTTGTTGATCTCTGATCTGTTGTTCTTGTATATCTCTGTTACGATCAAATTCTTTGAGTGTTGCGTCAATCACCTGTGCTTGATATGGTGACATAAAATCACTGACTTCTTGTTGAAAAGCTTGTGCTCCTAAACCTACTCCGCCTAATGTTTTTCTAGCATCTGTAGCTGCTGCTTGTGCTTCTTTTAAAAATGGTGCAAAAGATCCCACACCCTCTTCTGCTAGTTTTTGTGCTCGCGCTTGTAATGCATCTTGTTTTGCTACTTCTGGTTTTAATCCTTCTAATGCCAGTTGTCTTTGTTCAAAAGCTAATGCAGCTCTTTGTTGAGCATCGGCTAATTCTTGTCTTTTTTTAAACTGTTCTGGTGTTTCAAAATCTTGTTGTTTTGTAGGTAAACCAACTGCCTCTTGTTGTTTTTGAAGAGCTGCTAAACCTTGTGTTACAACAGGTGTAGCTTGTTGTGCTAATATTTGTTCACCTAAATTAACACCTAATTTTTCTACGAATGGTGCGGGTCTTGATACTGTTTCTTGTACGGCCATTATAATACTTCCTCTAATCTTTGTGATGTTTGAAACATTTCTCTTGCGCCTTTTAAGCCTTGCGATTCTTCAGATACGTCACCTCCGGCTTCGAGGTTTTTCATCATGTTATACATTTTTTCTGCGCCTAAATCAACATCTCCGTCACCAGCATTTCTAACAGCATCTGCTGTAAATACGAACTCATTCTTGGATAATCTTGCCGGCACGTCATCTGCTTTTTCCATACGTCCTATAGGCACAAATCCACCCTCTTCTCTATAATCTTTTTCCATACCACCCATATCTAATAGTGGCATGGTCTTTTTAGCTACAGGTTCTTTAGATCCTTCTTGATAACCTGCTCTCATTAAACCACCCTCTGCTGCTAATCTTGTATTTATTGGAGCCTGACCACTTAAATAAAAATCTATTGGGTTTGGAAAATCTGCTCCTGCGTATTGTTGTTGATCATCTTCATCTTGTTTAGTCATAAGACCACCTAGAATAGATGGAATACCGATAGCACGAAATAAATTAACATTTGCCCCTTCTCCTAAAAATTTAAGGTCACTAAACTTTTTAGCTGTCCCTAAACTAAACCCTTGACCTGATAAAAATGCAGGTCCAAATTTAAATGCTGCTGCACCTAAAGCTAATTTACCTAACGGTGACTTTGCAATCTTCTTAACTGATCTTGTAATTTTCTTAACAAGTTTACCCAGACCATATGCTTGTCTTGCAGATTCAAAATCATATTCACCACCTACAACATTACCACCATCCGCGAAACCTACTGCTGGTATGCCTAGACTTCCTTGAGAAGCAAGTTGTAGTGATGGTGCAACGTAGTTTGGATCATTTATTTGATTAAACATATTAGTAAAATTTTTAAATCCTTCTGCACCTTGAAAAAGTTCAGTGCCAATCATATCTCGAGTACCAGGATTAATCTCACGAGCTTTACGAGTATATTCTGCAAGAGCATCAAACGCACTTTGAGCAGAATCAAATCGTTGGCCATCTTGACTTAATCCAGCTAATTGTGTTCTAGCATAAGGGTCTATAGGTATTAATTTATCACTTGGGCCACCCACAGGATTCATATTACCCATAAATACATTTTCAAGTTCTGGTCTTGGTCGTGATAATGTTTGGGGCAGTTCTCCAGGTTTTGGAGTAAATAAATTTCCTTGAGGATCTCTTCTAACTCCTTCTAAATCATAATAAAAATTTGGTTGTCCTAAGTTTGGTGTTTTAAGTTTCATCATTTCTTCAAAAGAAGAAAAACCTTGTGGAGGGCCTGCTGGAAACATTCCAGGAGGAGTCTGCATAGGGTTAAAAGCTTCATCAATTTTTGGTCCACCAGCTCCTGGTAAACCACCAATACCACCACCTGAACCTAAACTAGATTCAGCTGTTTTTAATCTCTGATTAATACCTTGTAACATCTGTTCTGCAGAGGTCACATCACCACCTAGTTGTTCTAATCTTTGTTCGATACCACCACCCTCTTGAAAACCTGCTCTACCACCCTCTGCTAATAATCTAAGATTAACTGGATCTTCATCCTCTTCTTTTTTTTCTTCTGGTGCTTGGTCCATGATCCCTGATCTTGGAAACAAAAGAGGTGAACTATCATCACCTTGATTAAGTGGATTACCAAATGCATCTATTTCACCAGATAATCTAGCTGACATATAATCACCATATAACTCTTCTTGTTGTGATGGAGTTAAACTTAAAAAATCTATATCTTTAAAATTTTTAGAACCTAAAACTTTATCTAAAAAGAAATTTCTATTAGCAGTTATTCCTCTTTGAACCAAAGGACCAGTTAAATTTAATCCCATTCCTATAAATCCAGGAAAATTAGAACCTTGGAATTGTTTATTTCTAAATCTTTCAACTAATTCTTCTCTTTTTTCTGCTTCTTGTCTTTCAACTTCAGCTTTTAATTCTCCACGTCTAACAGCATCTTGAAAAGAACCTCTATCAAAGTCATCGCCAACATTACCCGTTCCAGCAGGACTTGTATCTCTTCCCGCATTTCTACTTCCTGCTCTGTCAGAGGCAGCTGCAGCCTCACCACGATATCCAGGTCTTTTCTTACCTTTCATAGGTGGGTTTACAAGTTGTTTGAATTGTTGTGCGTTTGTTATGGCCATTTATCTATTCTATTTTGTTTCTCCAAATAAATCAAGGCTAGGCATTATCACCCTGACATCTTTTCTTATCTCTGATTGAGGTATGCCTTTTGCTTTCCATTCCTCATCATTCTTGTATTTTTCACCTGTTCTAAGGTTATAGATTTCTTCTATTACTTCTTTTGGTTCTATTACTTTCATTATGTTGTTACCTCTCTTGGCTGTATTTCTAATATTGAAGCTATGACGTGCAGCTCATTCGCGTCAGCAGCCTGTACTTTAAGCACTTCACTCTCCTCCATTACAAGAGGTTGAGTTAAAAGTTCTGTTGTTGCTTTAGATGCAATAGCTTTATCTTTAAATAAATTAAATATGGTGCCACTAGAATTTACTAATGTTATTGTTATGGTAGATCCTGATCCCGCATCTTCAGATACTAACAATGATTTTACAACAGCTGTTTTAAAACTAGGCACCGTGTATAGCGTAGTTAAGTCTGTTGTCGTTAAATCTGCTTTTTTATTTATAAAACTATTAGCCATTATTGTAAAAAGAAGTTAAATGCTTCTACCTCATCTTTTAATTCTTGTTGAAAAGTTGTGTTTAATTTTTCTACAATCGCATCAAGATCTCTAACTTGTGCCTCTGCTGTTGGCAGATCATATTGTTCGCTTGGCCTTGTTAATACTTGTACTATTTTTGCCATTATCTACGTCCATCTGGTTGTATGTCTAATCTAAATGTCCCTAGTTTCCAACTTTGACTAGCAGCTGTGTTTTCTACTTTTAATGCAATAGCTCTTGCCCTTGCACGTGTATCTACTTTTTTAGTAGATGATGAAACTGTAAATGGTCCAAGTGCAGAACTGGCTTGACTATCGTTTGGAAAATCTCTTAATTGTAATGTAACTTGTGTATTACCAGTTTGTGATATGAAGTCAGGTATAAATCTTCTTATCTTCATTATAAATTCACCATCTCCTCTAAGATCTGCAGTTCCTGTGGTTTGACCTAATGCACTTCTTCTTTGACTAATATCAAAATCTCCAGATGATATGTTTGCAGTTATTGCAGTTGTGGCACCGCCTTGTACTTGATCTGTCCCTGTTTCGTGTTGATAGTATATTGTTCTACCTTCCGTGTTGCCCACCACATCAAAAGATGAATCATTGCCTGCAGTGTATTCTGTTGCGTGTGGGCTACCAAATACTGCAGAGTCCTCCCACATAGTTCTAGCTAACGTGCCCACAGTCCATACTGGTCTTTGTGGTGATGAGTCAAAATAATTATAACAAACCATCCTATTTACAACACTAGATCCAGTTGTTGGATAGAACCACATAACTTCACCAAACAAATTATTTAAACCTGCAGATACCATTTGATTACCAGATTCTAAATTTATATTATTGTAAACATGATCCTCTACTAAACATGGTAATGATTCTAATTTACCAGCATATCTAAAGAAACCATTCTCTGACATCCAATACGCAGCACCATCAACTTCAACACAAGCGTTCTGTCCAACAAGTCCGCAGTGTGTTCCAACTTGTGCAAACGCAAACGTAAATGGTTGACCAACAAAACGTTGTGTAAATAAAGCGGTATCAGTCCAAACAAGAATTGCATCTCTACCTCTGATAGCTCCTCTGATCTGTGATCCGTCGGCCAGTCTTTGTGTGCCAGCTGTATTAGTTGCTGTAGGTGTGTATGTATTAATATCTTCTTGATCCGAGAATCTTATAAACATATCATCTTGTGTAGATGTATCTCCAATAGTTGTCTCTGTTCCAAAAAATACTAAGTGACGATCGGGTGTAGATACTAACATGTGTCTTGATGCTGTAGGCGCACCAGATATAATTGTTGCTCTTGTATTTTCTGCACCTGCTGCTGCAGAGTTCCATTCGAATACAGCGCTATCATGAATAAGACAGATTGCTTTGTCACCAAAATTATCTAGTGACCACATACCAGGTTCTAATACCAAGTCTCCTGATGCTGCTTCGCCCCATGCTACAAAGTTTGTGGTGCTGGTAACCGCATCTCCTGCACCATGTGATGCAGCGTCTGTTCCTCTGACCTCTCTTGTAACACCTGTTAATTCATTTGATGTGCTTATACCCGTGTAGGATATTTCTTCTGTTCCTATCTTTATAAAGTTTGTTCCTGTATCTGGAAATTGTGATACGTCTGCCAGTATAATACCTGTTGTAGTTGAAGAGTTTATAGCTCCAGTAATGGTTGTTGTGGGCTCACCCGCTACCTCACCACCAAAAGTTCCAAGAGACCAACCAAAACCTTTTGCCTGTACAGCTGGCCCTACAGGATAATAGTGTTGTACTCTGATACCGCCTGATGTTGTTGCACCAGATCCTGATTCTGCTGATGGCATGGTGATTGTGATAGTTGTAGCATTAGGAACGGTCGTTACCATAAATTTTTTATCATCAAAATCAGATGATGCAAAATTAGAATTTGTTATTGATGAGAAGTTGTCTAATAAAACTATATCTTGTGCAGATATACCATGATCTCCACTAAAAGTTATTGTAACAGATGTTGATCCGTTGGTCGTGGTAAATGCATTTGTAAGCGTGGTT